ATCTTCACCTAAATTAGCTAAAACAACTTCTTCTAAGGTTTGTGTTGCTAAATCTACAGGCACATCTATTAAAGTTTCCGTAGCTTTCCATGCTTGGTTGAGAGCTGAATACCCTGTCCCTAAAATATCTTTACTAATATGTTTAGAAACATTTTTACCAAAATCTAATACCCCATCTGATTTGTTATACAAAGAAAGAGGATTGTCTATTGTTACTCCTAAGACTTTTGTTTGATCCATTGGTACTGTACTAAAACCAAAAAATTCTTTTTCTTCTTTTGATCCAGCTACCTTAGCACCTTCAGGCACACCTACATCATAATATCTTTTTCTTAAATCAGAATCTTCCCCAAAAGCATTCCCAATTATTCTTGTAAGTGCATTGTCGCCTGTAACTAAATCTTTTAAGGCACCATCAGGAGGTAGTAATCCTAAATCTATTAACTCTTGTTCTTTAGATATAGGAGGCTGTTCTACTTCTTGTTTTTTAGATATAGTAGGTTGTGTTTCATTAATAAAACTTAGATCTGCTTTATTTTCATTATTGTTTTCATTAATAAAACTTAGATCTGTTTTTGTTTTATTGGTTGATTCTGTTATAAAATTAAGATCAGCCATTATATATTTTTCTAATTGCGTCTTGTTGATCTTTGGGTAGATTATTAAAATACTCTTTTGCTTCTTCGGTACTCATATCATTCATTTTTTTAATTTCAGATTGAGCATCAAAAGTTATTGTGGAATCTTTGTTATCGTCACCACCACTTACTTTCTTTTTAACTCTTTCTGCAATTAATGCTGAAATAGGATCAATAGATTTTAAGTAATTTAATAATGCTAAGTCATTATCATCTGTTAGTTCTCCCTCTTTTAAAAATTTTTCTGCAAGATAAACTTTATATTCGTTTAGATTTGTATCTTTTTGTAATTTATCACTTAAAACATTAAGAGTTCTATTTTGTTCTTCTGATCTTTGATCTACTGGTATAGAAGATATTTCATTAAACATATCTAATTGTAAAAAGAAATCAGATTTGTTTTTAGGTTTAAGTGATTTAGCAACTGATCCTAATGCTTGTAATTCAGCTAATTCGTTTGCGTCTCTTTTTAGTTGCATAGCTGAAGCATATTGATTTGCTTTACCAAAAGCTGATCCTAAATTTGTAGGAGTAGGGGAATACCCTGATTGTGCTAATAACCCTGTAGCCATATCCATACCTCTAGGTGATTGAACAAAATTTAACAAACCTTGCATACCACCTGCATTATTATTTTGCGGATTTTGGTATCTGTTCATTAACTTTTGATTTAAAATAGTATTTATATCAATTTTTGGAATGTAATCTGTCATTACGCAAACCCTCCTAACAGACCACCACCTAACATATATGCCATTGGATTAGTTGCGTTCATCATACCTGCTAGTTGACCACCAGCCATAGCACCACCAAGTAATCCTGCTCCTGTGTTTCTAAAGTAAGGTTGTGTTGATAATGTATTCATTGGTACGTTAGCTCCTAATGCACCAAGATATTGATTTAGTTTGATGTATGGTTTTTGTTGTTCGTAATCAAACCTAGCCATAGCATCTTGTAATTTTGTTTGCTCAATAGCCTCACGAGTATCACCAACTTGTGCTAATCGTGTAATGTCGTTATAATCCATTTCACCAAGTTGAGGAGCAAGTTGTGTTGCATTAACCATATTTGCTCTTTCACGATTATATTGATCGCCATAAACTTCGTTTGCTAAATTACCTAAACTTCTTGCTAATGTTTCTTGGTTAGCAGAACTTCCTAATCTTCCTGCACTACTAAATTGTGATTGAACACCAGCAGTAACATCACCTGCCATTTGATCGTACAATGCTTTTGCGTAAGGATTAGTAGTAGGTGATAAATAATTTCCTGAAAGAATATTCCCAACTTCAGTTTGTGACTGATTTAATAATGGATTTCCAGCAGTTGCTCTATTAGTTGCTAATGCTAAAGCTGCTTCTGTTTCTGCTGGGGTATTAACATAAGTATTATTGGGGAAATAACTAGGTAATGCTGACTGATATAAGCCCTGTGCTGCATCAATAGCCTGTGTATAATATGGTCTTATAAATTCAGATGGCTCTGCTGATGTAGTTGTTGTTACGTTGGTTGGATTACTGCCTTTGCTCATTTTATTTCCTTACTTAATATTATTGCCTTCATTTGATATCCTTTTAACTTTCTTACCCACCCTTTGCGACCTGCGACTTCAAGGTGAGTACATTTATTTTGCTTTGCAAATTTTTCTATTTTTTCTTGTATTCTTTCTAACCAGTTATCTAGGTTTATTCCTCCTGCTAAAAAATATCGTAATATTTTAGCTTGAGGGTATTGTGCTATTTCTGTGATAACAGCACTTTCTATTTTGTTATCGTTCCAACTAATAAATAGTTGCATACGATCATTAGCTAATCCGTATAATATATCTTTAATACTATAGGTTTCATCTAATGCCTTCTCTATTAATGGAGCAACTTGACTCCATATAAATTCTAAATCTTCACTAGGAACTCTTGTAACTACATTATCCAATAATGGTGTATGCGAGGTTTTGATCTGCGTTGCTTGAACTTGCATGAGTTAATGTGGCACTCCCTTCTGCCCTAGCTGACACATACATTCCATTTAATCCTGTTCTTCCATTAGCTGTAATGGGCATAAACAAAATTATAGAATTACCACCAAGTCTTGCGTCTGTAAGAGTTGTTGTTGTTTGACTTGCTCTTAGTGTGACTGTGCCTGTGCTATTTAATTTTCCATTAATCGTATTGTTTAATGAAGCTGAAACTAATCGTAAATGCTGTGCAGTATCAGGAATAGATAAAGGTACTGTAGGAAACGAATTGTCTGCCATTACCTTTTACCTTCAGGTCTAGCTTCTATTTCAACACCTGACAAAGTATTAAAGTTTCCTGTCACATTTACACGAACTCTATGATACCTACTTGTTGATCTTAAAGGAACTGAACCATCTGTGTTATTAGATACAGCAGTTCCTACTGTCACACTATTAAGTTGTGAATCTCTTTTAATAGGAGTCACAGTAACAGTTGTGTTTGCAGTTCCATCTACAATCGGTCTGCAATTAATTAAAGTTGATCTTTTATTTTCAGCACCTTCAAACTCTGTCGTATCAACTGTTGCTGATAAACTAGTTGCAATAAACTTTCCAAACAAATGAGAGGAGTTAAAACCAGCAAGACCAACAATACCTTCTCCATAATAGTAGGAGTCTAATGATCTTGTTAAGTTATCTAACTCACCAAACACATCTAAACTTTCTAGTGTGTTAAATGCTTCTTGAGAAGCACCTGCTATAAATTCTAAATCTTGGCCTGATCCTGTACTCCATTTATCTACTGAATAATTATAAATTAATAATTTATTATTAGTTGTGCCTGTAGCACCTGATCCACGATAAGACCATACAGCTATAGAGTTGTTAGGATCTATTGCTGAACAAATACCATCTAAGTTAGAAGATAAATCTTCAAAAAAGAAATTGTCTATTCTTGCGTTTCCTATTGGTGTTAATTGTTGTCCACCTGATAGTTTGTAAAAACCATCTTGTGCAAGAAAGAATATATCACTACCAAAAGAACAAACAGATTTAGGAGCAAAAGCACCTACATTGTCTGCAATTTTGTTAAAGGTAAAGATTAATGGAGTACCTACATATTCCATTCTGTAAATAGCTTTTTCAAAGAATATAATTCCAAAAGATTCACCACCTACGATTGCTTGGATATTACCATGTGTACCCACTATGTCTTGATATCCTGACTGAGTTGATTGACTTGGAGTCCAATCAGAAGAATCATTTAAAGCTGACCACTTCACTCTTTGGTTATAAGTAGTAGAACTTTCTGTTGTATATCCAGCAACAACAAAATCTCTAATAACAGAAATATATTTTGCTTTGAAAGAAATTAAATCTGAAAATAAACTATCTGTTCCTTGATTAAATTTTTGTATATTATCAGCACCATTAGTTGCAATAATGTTTGTGCCAAATTGTGTAAATGCCCAAAAGTCTCTAGCATTAGAAGTTGTAGAGTTATTGTAGCCACCTGATTTTGATTTGTTTACAAAATCACCACTACTATTCATTTGGAATAGTCTTGTTGCGTTTCCACAATAGTTCGTAACACCATCACTAAGAAAAGCTGAAAATAATCCAACTGCATCTAATGGAGCAGATGAACCTTCTCTTGTTAAAGGAGTTGTAGTTAAACTTTGAAATCCTGCTAATGCTTTATATCCTTTTTTCAAAGGAACAACATTATCTACTTTTAATGCACCTGTATTTTGGTATGCAGGTAAATCAGCTTGTAAGTCGCCAAACTCTATCATCTATGCTACCTGTGTTGAGGACATTTGTAGAGGCGAAGATGTAGTTGATCCTTTAGATGATGATTCATTAGCATTTTTTAATGCCTCTTTATACAAACCTGCCCATGTATTTATTCTTTCATCTTGCATTAAAAAAGGTGCTGATTCTGCTAATGCTCCATAAAGATATAGTTCAGGATAGTTTGTAAGAATGTCGTTTGTTGCATTACTGTCTGATAATGCAGTTAATTTTTTATAATGATTTATTTGTAATGTGTTTGCAGCATCAGGTTGAACTCCTAATAAAATCTTTGTTCCAACTATAGTAAAAAAACTGGGAGTTCCTGATGTTTGTGTTGAGTTATAGCTGTTATAAAAATCTGTATTTGCCATAAATCTTAAAGTAGTAAAAGGATCGTTTTGATAAATAACAGTTATGGCTTCTAAATACCCTGTTGGTAAATCATAACTTTGCGTACCTGCAACTGTAGTAGTTGAAGTGTTAATTTCTACCATTTCTCTAACTCGTAATTCTCTATTTAATCTACTTTCTGCAAGAGTAATAAAATCTCCTAAATAAGAAGTTAAATCATCTCTGTTTAAATAAGATGCTATTGTAGTCTTGAGATTAGAGTATGTAGTTATTGCCATTATAAGTTTCCTGTATATATTCTAAAATGTCTGTTATCTGAGTCGTTTAACCATTTAAAAAATCTTGGTTTATCTAATACTTTTCCAGCATAAGTTAAAATGCCTTGTTTAGCTAATTGATGAACCACAATATTTGGGAGTCTCGCAACTCGATAACCTTTCTCGTTTTGCATTACCTTAGACTTATAAGCACCTTCATTTTGTGCAAGTTTGTTTGCGTCTAAGATTTCCTTAATTGATGCTGAGTCTTGATAATTTTCAATGTGCATTTTCTTTTCTGCATCATCATAAATTAAATTGGTTTTGACAACTGAGCCATCATTAGGATCATTAAGAGAAAATTTCTTAGCCATCTTACTTAATAGCTTTCATTATCATTTTGTCGATAGTACCT